AGTTGGTGGTGGGAGCATCGGCAACTGCCCCTTTATCGACGCTAAGTTCCACTCCAAACACAGAGCCTCAGCGCTCCTCAGCACCACCCCAGGCAACGCCTCCGTCCGCTGGAGCAGGTCCAACGTGTCAACACGGAGCACGCAAGTACAAGTCGGGAATCTCCAGCAAGACAGGGAATCCTTACGCAATGTGGGTGTGTCCAATGCCTCAGGGCGCGGACCAATGCAAGCCAGTAAACTAATCGACGAACAATTTCCGTTTTAACAAATAGGTAGGGGCGATAGATGCGTACACTAGTTAGGTCTGTGGGGCGTGCTTCTATTGGCGGGGAACCTCTACCTAGTTGTTTTAAATCATTTGAAGCCTCTAAGATTGTTATCAGACGTGCAGAGGTTTCAATGTTTGCGGGTGCTCCTGGGGTAGGTAAATCAACACTTGCCCTAGCGATTGCATTAAAGACAAATGTTCCAACTCTTTATATATCCGCTGATACTAATGCTCACACTATGGCAATGCGATTAGCATCAATGATATCAGGTAAGAATCAAACAGATGTCGAAGAAAAACTAAACAATGATATCGGATGGACCAAGGCTATATTACAAAAAGGGAGTCATATAGTTTGGTCCTTCGATTCATCACCAACATTGCAAGATATTGATGAAGAAGTACAAGCCTTTGAAGAACTATGGGGTTGTGCCCCAACATTAATAGTATTAGATAACCTAATGGATGTAGCCACCGATGGTGGAGAAGAGTTCGCATCAATGCGGGCTATTATGAAGGAGTTGAAATATCTTGCTAGAGCAACTAACGCTGCGATTGTCGTATTACACCACACTTCGGAAGCAGTTCCTGGGAATCCTTGTCAGCCAAGAAGCGCAATACAAGGGAAAGTTTCTCAGTTACCTGCCCTCATATGTACGCTTGGCACTGTTGGCACGTCGCTTGGCGTGGCTGCAGTCAAGAATCGCTACGGAAGAGCAGATGCGGGAGGGACGCTTATGACTTGGTTAGCATTTAATCCTGAGTACATGTATGTAGAAGACATCCCAGAGAACTCATGAAACTAAGAATTCGTAATCCATTTTACTTTATTGAGGATGATTGGACATCTGTCAATTGTTTTCATTGTGGTAGAAAATTTGTAATGTACATCCCAAATATTCGTGCATATAACTATTGTATGGGGTGCGAATGACAACTAGGAAATCCCACAAAGCCAGAGGAGCAACATTTGAAACCGACCTACGAGATTATTTTAGACGAATTGGACTTGATAGTGAGCGACTTGCTAGAACAGGTACAAGAGATGAGGGAGATGTTGTTGTCCGCTCAGACTTCCTTGGATTCATTGGAGTCATTGAAGCCAAAGCACCAGGTCAATCAGGTCGCATTGACCTCTCTGGTTGGACGAAAGAGGCTCAGATTGAAGCAACGCATTATTCAGAGGCAAGAGGGATTAAAAGAACATCCGTCTTACCTGCGGTCATTATCAAAGCGCGAGGAAAAAAAATAGCAGATTCTTATTTAGTATTAAGGTTAGGCGATGTATTTGACGGATGATTTACCAGACATAGTCCTGGTGTTAAAGCACTACGGTGCCAACCCACCAAGGACTACTGGACAGGTTAATTTGAAGTGTCCGTTCCACAATGACACTCATAGTTCGGCAAGTTTTAACACGAAGGAAAACATATTTAATTGTTTTGCTTGTGGTATGAACGGCAACAGTTTACAGATTATAGCGAAGCAAGAAAGGATTGACATACGTGAAGCAAAGTCTTTCGCAGAAGGAATTACTGGACAGAGCAACGGCAAAGTACGCGGCAAACATCTTTCAGGCGGAAGATTACCTAGCAAGCAGGGGAATAACGCGGGAAGCAGCGCGTCTGGCTCGATTCGGCGTAGTAGAGGAGCCTGAGGTTGGACATGAAGCATTCCAAGGTCGTCTCTCGATTCCTTACATTACTAAAACTGGTGTTGTTGACTTACGTTTTAGGTCGCTTAATCCAGCGGTGGAACCGAAGTACATGGGAATGACTGGTGTTGAAACAAAGATGTATAACGTATTAGATATTGATAAAGCGGGCGACTGGATTGGAGTATGCGAAGGTGAACTGGATACTATTACCTTGTCTGTTTGTGTTGGGATTCCTTGCATCGGAGTACCTGGCGCAAATTCATGGAAGAAACACTATACTAGGTTATTGGCGGACTTTGAAAGAGTTTTTGTCTTTGCCGATGGAGACCAACCAGGAAAAGAATTTGCCGCTAGTCTCTCTCGAGAGTTGCCAGTCACCGTCGTGCAGATGCCAGACGGAGAAGATGTCAATTCTTGCTACGTTAAATACGGCTCCCAGTTTATTCGAGAAAGAGCAGGATTAGATGAAAGATAAGATTCCGCCATGCAAAATATGTGGTGAGCATTTTGATAATATATTTGAGGCTACTGACCATTTAATAGATGATGCAGGTGGTGAAGAGTTTGACCCTAAACTTATACTTCCTGGCGGATATCAGTTAATGATTGGTTCTTTACTTCGTTGTATTTATAGTATGGCAGATAATCCTGAAGAGATTAAAAATATTACTCAATCTACCTACGCTACATTATATGCTGCAGAATCTAGTCCTAAGAAGATGAAAAAGTATATAGAAGATATAGTTATACATGAAGAGATGCGACAACTAGATAGCGAACTAATACATTTTTTAGCAGAAACCGATGAAGAAGAAGATGGAGAGTGAAGAGATATGGCAGATTATAACCCACTTGGAAAAGCAAGGTTTCCATATAACCAACAAGAAGATAGACCAGAAATCGTTGATTTTGACGCTCAAAATACCACTTTTGAGTACCATGTTGGAAAAACCTACCAAGAACTACTAGACCTATTGCTATCTAAACATAAAGATTACGGCTCAAAGAATATTGCTGACGCCCCAGGTGGCGCCATCAATGGACTGCGTGTTCGTATGCATGATAAATTGGCACGAATTAATAATCTATATAATGGCACCTTAGTTCCAGAACACGAATCTCTTGAAGATTCATTTAAAGATATGGCTAACTATGCAATCATCGGATTGCTAGTACTGAGAGGAGAGTGGGACAAGTGAAGATATTTGGACCATACAAAGGCAGTAAGCAAAATGGTGGTCGTCCCATTTATGTCATCAAGCGTAAGAAAAAAGATGGCACAACTGAGACTACATCTACAAACAAAGCCCGCTTAGATTTTAAAAAGGCTACTGGTAAGAAATTAAAACGCACTACAGATGTTGACCATAAAGACAATGGTGGACGTGCTGGTCGTGATAGTATAGGTAATCTTCAAGCGATGTCTCATAAAAAAAATGTAGGCAAAGAAAACAAAAGACGCGCTAAGAAAAAATGAAATTTGCGTATGCTGACCCACCATATTTAGGTATGGGTAAAAAGTATTCTTCGCTTCATAAAGAAGCGGAGATATGGGATGACCCTAAATCTCATACTCAATTAGTTGAAAGATTAACTGATGAGTATCCTGATGGGTGGGCAGTATCGCTATCAGCACCTTCATTAAAACTATACTTATCTGCATGTCCAGATGATGTGAGAGTAGCAGTCTGGGCTAAAACATTCCATCAAATAAGGGTAAATGTAGCCATACAGTATGCCTGGGAGCCTGTAATTTGGCGTGGTGGGCGTAAAGAAACACCAGTAAAACCAATGATTAGAGACTGGCATTCAGGTAGAATTGCCATAAAGAAAAACTTTTATGGAGCCAAGCCATTAGATTTTAATACTTGGATATTAAATTTATTGCAATATAAAAAGGGAGACACTTTAGATGACTTGTTTCCTGGCAGTAATAGTATGTCAGAAGCAATCAAACTAATAGAGGAAGTAGCCTAATGAAAACTATAGTCTGTATTTCAGACCTGCAAGTACCGTATCATGACGTAGAAGCCGTCAATGCAATTGCTAAATTCATCAAGTGGTACCAACCTGAAACTGTTGTATCCTGTGGTGACGAAATGGATATGCAGACTATTAGTAAATGGAGTAAAGGTACCGAGTTAGAGTTTGAGCGTTCTATTGGACGCGATAGAGATACTACTAAGAAAGTACTTTATGATTTAACTATTGAACATATGATTCGCAGTAATCATACTGATAGATTATTTAATACAGTTGCAATGAGAGTGCCAGGATTTCTTGGCTTACCTGAATTGCAATTAGAAAACTTTTTAGGACTTAATGAGTTAGGAATTAAATACCACAAAGACCCATATGAACTAGCCCCTGGTTGGTTGTTAATGCATGGTGATGAAGGTAACGTACAGCCTACGGCTGGTGCTACAGCCCTTGGATTAGCCAAGCGTAGCGGTATGTCAATAGTCTGTGGACATACTCACCGCATGGGCTTAACACATCATACTCAAACATATCGTGGCGGTAAACCTAAAACTATTTGGGGTATGGAACTGGGCAATCTAATGAACTATGCTAACGCTAAGTACATTAAGGCTGGCTTATTTACATGGCAACAAGGCTTTGGTATTCTTCATGTTGATGGTAAAACAGTAGTGCCACAGTTAGTTCCAATTGTTAATAAATCATTTACTGTAGAAGGTCGAACTTTCAAATGGTAGATAATACACATCTTGATTGGAATCGTATAGAAAAATGGGACTACATTGTAACTGCTGTTGCATCTGAATACCATAGAAAATATGATATGGTTGAATTGGAAGACATCAAACAATCATTATACAAGTGGTTCCTTGAGCATCCTAATAAGTTAAATGAGTGGGAAGCAATAGGTGAGAAAGATGCTAAAAATCTAATCTATCGTTGCCTTCGTAATGATGCATTGGATTATTGTTTAGAGTGGAAAGCCAAGTCGGCTGGCTATGAAACTTCAGATGTATTTTTTTATGAAGCAGATATAATTGAAGCACTCTTGCCCTCAGTTTTACGAGGTGAGTTTGGTGTGTCGCATAAGTTAAATCTAGTTGGTCCTAGTAAGCCACCTGCTCCCGCTGAAGGCGGTAATATGATGGTCATGATGATTGAAATAGATAAAGCGTACCGCAAACTCAGTACTGAGGATAGGACAGTATTGTTTTATAGGTACGCTGAATCTATGGACTATGGCGATGTCGCCACCGAGATGGGTTTAGGTAGCGAAGATGCTGCTCGCATGCGTCATAATCGTGCAGTCAAAAAACTTATAACTAGAATCGGTGGATTCCGACCTTGGTTAGATAAGGATTTTGATAAAGATACTGCTCAAAAGCCAGACGAACTGGTAGAGAGCGACGATAAAACCGAAGAGAATAAGTGGAGCGAAGAGAGTGAAAGTCATCACGAATAAATTCCTCAGAGTGGGTACTCTTGTTCCATATAGTTCTTATATGATTCGCCCGCTCTGTCAAACTCTTCATTCTTAACTCTTTTATAATTGATTAACTGTGCTGGTGTTATTAAGTGTCCCTTGGATTGATTAGGTGGTTGCTTATTTTCTATGGGTTTGCCATAATCTTTAACTACATTTATTAAATGGTCTATTGGCGTTATGATTACATTGTTATCCAATATAAAAGCCCAATGAGTAGCCTTGCTTACCGCAAGTCCTGATGGTTGCCATGAACCACTTCCTTGATAGAAACATGACTCTTCTATAAATAGATTGCCTGTCTCTATCCAGCGTCTATCTGTCTTAACTTCTACTGTATCCATACGTAACAAGTCAGCAAGTTTACTCTCGCCTAATTCTCCATCACGCAGGTCTAAATCCCAATTAGAATTTTTCATTATCCTCC